GTTGGAAGTCGAAATGACAACAGTGTCTGAGTCTGCTGATCATCCTTTACGAAATTCTCTTTCTGAACTTCAAGAAGCACGTACTGAAAACTTGTCAAATTATATGAACAAGCCTGTTCTGAATTTGCCTCCGATAGAATCAACATCAACCGAACCGAAGTCTAAGGAAGCTAAACCTGTAAAATCGATAGAAGTGGAGGGAGTTAGATTTTCATCTACTGAGAGTTTAACTTCTTTGGATGATAAAATAGAAAAGTCGGAATTGAAGAAAGATATTAAACGTGATTTACTTGAGGTAGAGTTAGATAAATCACGTGTCCCAGTTACCTCCAAAGAGTTCTCCAAACTCCTCAAAGATATTTAAGTGGGTAATAGTAGAATTAACTTCAACTGGAGAAAAGGAAGAAAATATTCAAAGTATTATTCAATCTGCTCATAAATTATTGAAAAAACCTGACTTGGCAGTATTTGTTCCTGCTATTTCCCAGACAGTTCGTGATGATTCTCAAACAATGTTTTATATGAATGGATATGTATTTATAGAATACATGCTAGGTGTGAATTATCTAAGATTGAGAGAGACTACTTATTTTAGGGATGTTCTTTGTTCTTCTTATAATAATAACGAACCTCAATATTCTTTGCTTGATGATTCGGAATTAGATTCTATTCGAAGGGGAATGGATGATCTTAAAGTAGGGGAGTATAAGGAGGGGGACGCAGTTTTAGTAAAAGAGGGATGTTATCGTAATCTTCCTGGTGTAGTTTCTTTAGTATATGAAGATAAACAAAATATCCAAGTAGCGGTGAATCTCTTGTCTAAGAGGATGCTGATCGATTTTCCAGTTACTTACGTAGAGAAGGTATGATAAATAGGAATATTTTGATTGACGGCAACAATTTATTGCATCGCATTTATTATGCTTTGGTCAAAGATAAAGAACCACTTACTTCTCATTCCGGTTATCCCACTGGTCTCATTTTTGGTGTTTTTCATACTATTTCTGACTGGATCGGGGATATATCAGATCCAACTCGGATGGAATTCTTTTTAGATGGTGTTCCAAAACGCCGATTGGATATCGATCCTCAGTATAAATTCAAAGAAGATTCCATTCAACCTGGTAAAGATCCATGTCCTATTAAGTTATCTGATGGATTTGAAGCAAAAAATGAAGTCGAAGTTATTGCTCATTTGTTTCAATTATTAGGAGCTGATCTTTACTATCATAAAGAGGAAGAAGCGGATGATTTAATTGCATCTTACATTAAACGACATGAGAATGATGTTAATATCATAATATCTAATGATAAAGATTTTTATCAGCTATTAGCTGATAATCCAAGAGTTATTATTTATAAACCAGGTGTTAGTGGGGATCGATTTTTTGATGCTGAGCGGGCGGAAGAAGATCTGTTTAAAAAATTCAAAGTGAGAATACCTCCGGCTAATGTCAGAATGTTTAAGGCTTTGACTGGAGACCCGTCTGATAATATTACAGGAATTCCTAGGCTTAGGAAAAGGGTAGCTGCTCCATTATGCGAATGTAAAAGCGTAGATGAACTGTATGAGACTGGCCTTCCAGGGCTGTCTAAAGCTGAACGTGAAAAGGCTATTTCACTTAAGGAAAAAATTGCAACTAATTTTGAATTAGTTGCATTGCATGATGATCTAGATATTGAAATTATACGTAATCGAATTGAGTCTGATTTTGAAATGGCATCTAAGATTTTCAAGGAAGATTTAAATATTAATTCCGTTTATCCTTATACATTTGAATTTAAATCGAAGGGAACATTCCGAACGTCTTTTTGTGGCGTTGCTGATTTCCTTCAGGATATTTAAAAACTTTCAACATTGCTATTATCGGTAAAGTATTTATGGTTGCTTATGCAACCTCGGTCGATATCATACCTAATATAAAACAGACCTCGATATTATAATGATACCTACACAACCACGACACATATTGTGTCCGACCGAGGTTGCCAATGACGTCTTCTCATGTTTTGATCCAAGATCCGAATGATATTTCTGCACGATATAGTAATGATGATAGATTAGGTTTTGATGGGGAAGATGATTTTGATGATTTTGATGGTTTAGATGAACATATTGAAGATCAGTTAGCTCCAGCAATCCCTGATGAAGTTTCTACTAAGAAATTAGCTTTTGAGGCGATTGAGCGATTTTTATACAGGATTCCGCCTCGAGAAGCGGATTTAATTACTTTATATTATAAGAATCATTTAAAGCAAGAACAAATAGCTAAATTATTCAATATTACTCAGGCTGCAGTTTCCTATCGTCTTCATCGTGGAATTAAGAGAATTCAATTCCTTCGAACAATTCCTGAATTAGAGCGTGATACTTTTGAGCTCGAGCTCGGACCTAAGTTTTCTGATCAAGATCGGGAAATTTTGTGGCGGATGTATAAAACGACATGTCAGTCTGCAATAGCTAAGCAGATGGGACTAACCCAAGGTCGCGTTCGTCATCGTTTCTTTAGGTCATTGAGTCGAATTAAGGAATTGATTGCTGATGAAGCCAAAGAAACTCAGATTGGTCTTAGAATGGAACAAAGAAAGGGAGTTAACATTACAGATGAAGAGATTCAAATAGAGGTGAATGAAACTATTAATAATTGTAAATATTCTAAATATTGGACTGTTTTTTTTGCAATTTCAGACAAATACTTCAATATCTTACATGAAGTTAGCCTACCGCAATTTCAAAATAGGGGCGACGCTCAGATTTTATCGGGTGGATAGGTGTTAAGGTATTTATCAAATGTAATGTGTAATTGTGGATATCTTACAAAATTTGTTGGATCGAGGTATTGAGTCTAGTAATCTTAATACTGAAAAGACTTTAAAACATTTAGTCAAATTCGGACTAAACTCTAAGTCCGAAGTATATGCTGTTTGTAAATGTGGTAACGAAAGATTAATTAAATTAGCTTCTATTTTGAGAGTTATTAAACGAACTGGTTCATATCAATGTAATTCATGTGCTGTCAAAAATAAATGGGATGACCCATCTTATGCTCAGAGGCATAAGGACGGTGTTTCCAATTCATGGACAAAATCTAAAAGACAGAAACAATCTGTTATTTCCAGAGATTTATGGTCCGATAGTAAATTTCGGGAGAAACAGCGGACTCTATCTATTGAATTATGGGACGATAAAGATAAAAGAGAAGAAGCTTCGAAATTTGCTAAGAATTTATGGAGGAATTTAGAATATAGAAAACGTCATGAAGAAGTATGGGCTGATTCTAAATATAAAGCTGATAATTCTGAAAGAATAAAGAAAGTCTGGCAAAGGTCTGATTACAAAGAAAAATTTGAAAAACTGTGGGCTGATTCAGATTTCAAAAAGAAATTGTCTAAATGTGCTAAGCTTCTTTGGGAAAGTGAGGAGTATAGACAGAAAGTAGTTATTGCACAGCGTAGACTTTGGGAGAATCAAAAATATAGAGAAAGGATGGCTAATATTAGAGCATCTCATTCTGGGAAAGATTCGATTCTAGAACGAGTTACTCAGCAATTACTTAATCTTTTGAATGTGGAATATAATAAACATTATGTGATTGGTCCTTATGAATTTGATCTATTTGTTCAGTCTTATGATTTGCTGATTGAGTGTCAAGGAGAGTATTGGCATTCTCTAGATAAAGCAAAGAAAAATGATGCTGCAAAATCTACATATATAGATGAATATTTTCCTCAATTACAATTACTTTATCTATATGAAAGGGATTTTCTTAATCCTGAGATTGTTAAACAAAAGTTAGCTAAGGCTATTTATGGAGAAAATACTGAGGTTACTGAAATTGATTTCTTATTTTCCGATATTCAGATTCAAAAATTAGATATGAAGAAAAAGTTAAAGGATTCTTTTTATTCAGAGCCTGAAGAATTTCTTCAATCATTTCATTATGCGGGCTTTGGAAGATCAGCTAAAGTAATTTACGGGGCTTATTTAGGTGATAAGTTAACTGCGATTTGCAAGTTTGCAGGAGTGGTAAGAAAAGAAGTAGCTACGTCTATGAAATTAAAGCCATCAGAGGTCTTAGAATTAGATAGGTTTTGCATTCATCCCGAATATCAAAAGAAGAATTTCGCCTCTTGGTTTATTTCTCGTTGTTCTAAATTAGTATTTGAGGAATTTTCGAAGTTAAAGTATTTAGTTTCTTTTGCTGATACTACCTACGAACATTTTGGAACGATTTATAAAGCTGCTAATTGGCAAGAATTCCATAGAACTAGACCTAGTTATCATTATATGTCTGATGATGGTTTCATCATGCATAAGAAGACATTATATGGACATGCTCGTTCAATGAAAAAGACTGAAAGAGAATACGCCAAAGAATTTGGATATACCAGGATCTATGGGAAGGAAAAAATTAAATTTATTTATCCTAAGCTAATTTCAGCTTCTTGTTAACTTTCAAAATCGAATATGGCTAATCCTGTTGTTGCCGGCGGCTGCTATGGGTTCAATATTGAATCTATAGGCGGAACTTGGAGTTGGAATGTTCATGCTGATAACACTCAGGGTCTAGGTCAGTTATTTAAGGTTCAGGATATCAATACCCCATATGGATCTCTTTATACTGCCATGATCCCTATTCCTGGGGACGTTGTTTTAGCAATGGCAGATTCGTTATCCGATGTTCAAGATCAGTTAGCTCCAATGTTGTCTTTAACGCAAGGAAGCGTTTCGTCTTTCAATATTGTAATTACTGAAGGCGATTCAAATGTTGACATCGGAACTATCGGTATTCAAAATGTGGGTGCTTTCGGTTCATTTATGGTAGCCACGGCTACTCCTACAGTTTCCTGGCTTCAGACCAATCCTAGTTACATAAGCGATTTAGGTAAGAATGGTACTGGCAATTTTGGTTTTACGTTATTGACTGGTGCACTTTTAAATGCTAATTCTCCTTATACGGGAATAGTGAATTTGCAGGACAATCGAAATGTCCCAACTACTATTCCAATTAGTTTTACGGTTACTGTAAATCCGCGTCCGGTAATTTCAGCAGTGCCGTTGTCATTGGCCTTTACCCATAGTTTATCACTGAACACTTCGAGTGGTGCTCAGCAAGTTGAAATTGAGAATGTAGGACCGGCATCTTCTGTATTAAATGTTAGTTTGGTCCGAGTAAATAACAACTCGAGTTGGATTGATTTCACTCCGACTGCTGCTGGACCTTTAAATTCTGGAGATTCTACTCTTATTACTTTTAGTGTTGTTAAAGCTAATGTTCCATTATCTCCTGGAGTTTATCAAGATACTATTCGGATTTCTTCTCCTAATGCCGCTAACTCGCCAGTTGATGTCACAGTAACATTGACCGTTAGTGCATAAACTTGTTGTTAAATTTTCTCAGGGAGGACAAATATGAGTAAATTTAATATCGAGGATCTTCGGTTTTCTTCCAGTTCAATTGATGATTTTTTCAAGAGTCCTGAACCCAGGGTTCATACTTCTTCGACGGTTGGGAAGGTCCGGGTTTCAGGACTTCATGAATTAGCCGGATTTAGTTTTATAGCTGAAGATAAACTGGTTAGGACTAGTAAACAAGACTTTTGGCAATTAGGTCAAGATGATGATGGGTATTTCATCGAACGTTTGGTCAGTGACGATGATGGGCCGATCAAGGAAGAAGAATAATGGACCTAGATAAGATTGCCCGTCGGATTAGTTCTTCTGGTCGCATTCGTACGGCTGGACGAATTGAATTCGTCCGTGATCAAGGTCCTCTTCGTCGTGATTTGCGTGCCAAGGGGTTTTCATTTAGCTCCGATACCTTAAAGGATTTAGCTAAAGTATTATGGGCTGCTGAACGAGCTCATAGTTATGGAATGGCTGCTCTAAGATTATTTTCTAAGACCCCTGCCTCTGAGATCAGTCCTGATGGATTATTGGGTGGCCGTGGGTATATTCAGCAAATTAAAGAGATGCGTTCTAATCTTTCTCAAGCTGTTGAAGTTCTATCTGCATTTTCAGATACTATGCATGATGAAGTAAATGCAGATCATTGGGCTGGTGCTAGTGAATCAGAACCTGAAATTGAAGAGATTGTAGAACAAGCTGATGCTGTGAAAGCTGCCCCCGAGCAGTACGTTGAGGAGCAATTTGAACAGCAAGTTCCGGAAGCATCTGAAGATTTTAATCAGTTAACAAATCCTTCTCCGGAAGAAATGAATCCGGTAGTAGAAAATTCTGGCCCTCCGGATTGGGATTGGGGTCAAGAAGAGACTCAGATTCAGTCTTCGGAGAAAGCAATCCACCGCCCAAAAGATCCAAAGGACTCTGATTTAAGAGTCCTGAAGGGCCAAATATCGAGCTCATCAATTCCAGTAGAGACTTTGCCTGGTCCCAGAGTGAAGCATATTGGGCCGGGTGAGGGTGATCAGGAATTCGGATATTATGCCGATGATGATGAGCGGCCAAGTGATGATCCTATCGGGGAAGGATTTCGTTTTCTAGAAGAAGTATATCAGGATTGGGACATTGGAAAGGGTGGGGTGACTGGTTATGATAATCCCACCGATGGTGATACATCAAAATTTAAGCAATCTGCTCTTAAATTGGCAAATTATTCATGGCTTCCTGGTTCTCGAAATGAAAAATTAATGCCATACTATGATCCTAATGCTACTGATGAAGATGTTGAATGGATGAGAGCTCATGATCAGCCTGAGCCTCCGAAAAGCTTAGCGCCTCCTCCTGAAAATATGTTGCCTGATAAATTATGGGAGGCTCGACGTAATGCCGACATCTCTTCCGACTGAAGATGCGGCTGATAAGGCTGTTAAAGATTTTGGAATTGGAACATATGATTCCGAATCAGATGATACTAGTGTAAAAGGCGAAGATACTGAAGGTAAAACTAAAAAAGGGAAGTCTCTTCCGGATGGAGGCGGATCTTTAGCTCCGGATCCAGAGGAGTGGCTTAGTTATCCTTATCCGGTATTAGATTATAGTAAATCATATTCTGCAAATACTCTTCCCGGGGATCTAGATCGTCCTCCGCGTGGACGGAGGCCAGCGGATGATACTAAAAATGTAGTTGCTGATGAATGGGATATTGAAGATTATGATGAGCCGGAAGAAGCTCTCCCAGAGGGAGATACTGGGAATAGGCATTCTGAATTACCAAGTGATAAGAGTAATCCATCATCCCGTGCTGACTATTATGATAAATTAACCATCGGAAAGGCTATTAAGGATATTTGGCCAAGTGAAGATTCTGGGGCCTATGTAAGTCAAGATAAGGATGAATCTGAAACTGAAAAAGATGAAGAATCCCTTCCTACACCAGCTAAAAATGAAGTTTGTATGGATGATTTTTTAGGAGCCTTAGGAAATATTTGGTCTGGATTTGTAATGGATGATTTATCCAATCCTACAGGGTTCCCATCAGAAGATTTTAGTGAAGAAGTGGATTATATGGATACTGATTCCGGCGGAAGTCTTCAACCATTTGGATATGGACCAATGGCTAGCAATAATTTAAATGTGAGAATATCAACTGATTTGGAGTTAGTTGGAGAATTGACTAAAGAATTCTTGAGCAAACATGGAAAGAAGAACATTACGCGTCGTAATGTTCTTGCTTTTTTGCAAGAAAAATCTCTACCTCAATATTTGGCATCTGATATTGTTCGGTGTATGAAGCTACGTCATAAAGTTCATATCCCTGATGTCATGGACACTTTTCCGGTTAAGACTGCATCATCGGAAGAAATGAGTTTATATCGAATTCGTGATCAACTTGTTGGATATGAGATTCAAAATATGACCGATCCAACAACGGCCGCTAAATTTCGTCGATGTGCTGCCGATTTATCTCAAATCATAGCGCATCTAGAGAAGCTCGAGGATAGAAATGGCTGATAAGAAGCTTCCGGATCTTCAGGATAGAGGTTTGGGTGACCTCACCCATCTTATGCACAATCAGAGTGTATCTGATCTCTCTTGGCTTGATATTGATCCTGAAGAATACCGTAGACAAGAGGCCCTGCCGAAGCAAAATCTGGATATGATTCCGGAGTTGGCACAGGCTTTAAGTCAAGAAGAAGATGGAGTCCCTCAAATGATTCCTCTTCGTCCTCAGACTATTGTAAATACGAATCCGCTTGAATACACAGATCCGGTTTCGCCCAGGAGTGGTCTTGGTGTAGATCCGAGAAAAGTTGAAATTCAACTTGCTCATCACATTATGGCTGGCCTTTCAGATTCTTTAATTGAGAAGAATCTGAAATCTGAGTTTAGTTCTTCTCAAATTCGATCTGCATCAGTTAATGCACGTCAACTTCTTGGTGAGCGTCATTTGTTAGGGAAAGTGTATATTAATGCTTCTCATTTTCCTCGATGCGCTCAGCGTGGTTCTCATAAGGATTTTGTACGAAAGCACGCTAGCAAGGCTCTTTACGTTTTAGCTAAAGATGAATGTAATGGATGCGTCCATAATAATTGTGGGAATTGTTCGGTATTCAAGAAGCGAATTGTTAGTTCTGTTCCTTATGATGAGCATACTTTTGCTCATTACTTAACTGGATTAGTTGCTGAAAAGCGTCTTATTCCGGAGGAAACTGCTAATATTCCGACCGATTCTGAGGGACGTAAGAAGCTGTTGGAATTAGGATTTAGTCGCTCTCCTGCGTTTGCTCGTAGCGTTCAGACCATTCAATACCAAAATACTGAAAAAAAGACAGATGCTGTAACTATGGATGACATTCGTGGTTACATGGCTAGGCAAGCATCTCGGGGTCCAGACCCTATGCCTAGTTCTATATATTTAGTAGCAGCTAAAAAACTTCAACATGGTGTTATTAGCTCAGACTCATTAGCTGCATCCTCTAATCCTGAAATTCGGAAATTAGCATCTGAATACGGGATTATTGGTCATACTTATCTAGATGCAGATGCATTGGGTGGATGTGCTGCAGCTTTAGATTTTATTAACAAAAAAAGGGTTCGTCCAAGTTTTGTGCTTTTGCGTTCGACGGATGCGGAAGTATCTAGCAAGCCTTTTACGGAATTGGCTCAAATCACTAAGGTAACTGCTAATTATCCCAAATTAGGGAAAGAGCATTTAATTAATGCATTGGAATTGGCAGTGACTCAAAATCGAATTAGTGCTAAAAATGCTCAAAGTGTTTTGAAGAAGGCTTCTGACGATATTGATTGGCCTAGCTTAATTGCTCAAGTTAACTTATTTACTCCGGAGCCAAGAACAAAAACGCCTCAGTATCAGGGTCCGAAGATTAGAGGATATCATGGTGGCACTGTCATAGCTGAACATGATGCTGAGTCGGTTCGGTTAGATATTGCTCGAATGATGAATGCTGGTCTTTCCGGTAAGGATTTGAAGAAGGCCATTCTGAGTCGATATAGCGTTGAGAGTCTTCGTCCTCTTCGTTCAATTGTTGAACGGGCTGCTGCTGATGATGGAGTTCAGGGTCACTATTTTGTTGATCCTTCTGTTTACCCGGACTATGGTAAAGGTTGTAGGAATGGATCTAAGTCTTCTAATAGACGTGCATCTTATATTCTAGCTGGATCATCTTGTACTGGATGTACGCTTCAGACTTATCCGGGATATTGTTCTAAATATTGTAAGCAGATGATTAGATCTGTGCCACAGGCGGTTCGAATTGCGGCGGCAGAACGAAGATCTGCCCGGGTGGCTAATAATGCTCCAATTAATGATCCTGCCGAACAGTTTGGACTCGAGAAGCCTGAAATTGAAATTGAACCCGATCCTAAAGTCAAATCAGTTGATATTTCGATTTCCGGGCCGACTATTGATTAATTAAATATTAATTAAATATTTTAGGTAGGGTTAGAGTATGGATGATGGCCCTACCGATGATCAGGATAAGGGTAACGGCGACGGCAAAGGGAAATTAATAACTTTCCCTGGTGGTAAGAAAGTTGACCCTGAAGAAGTTGGCCTGGATAGTATAGTAGGCCAAACTGGGGATATTCCTACTCCAGATATTTTAGATCCAGTGTACTTAGATAAAGAATTGCGGGAGCGAGTTGAATATGTAAAGAAACAGGCTCTAGTTCAGGCTATCACTGAAAAAAAGAGTACTATTGACACTATCGATGCTGTTTTGGTTGAAATAGCGGAAGAATTAGCTCATCTTAAATTTGAAAGAAGAAAAGCTGCTAAAGAAGGTAAAAATACTGCGAGCTATACCATTGGTAGAATAGGTTCTCTGACTAAATTAGCTGATTTATTATTGAAGAAGAAAGAATCTATGATGCAAGAGGAACTGGACCTGAAATCGTCCAGATTCCAGGCAGTTTTTAGAGTTTGGATGGAATTTTTCCATGATTCGATGGAAAAATCTGGTATTTCTCCAGAAGTAATTGATGTTATATTTCAACAGATGAAAGCTGATATGGTTGATTGGGAAAGAAAAATGTCTACTGCCGGTATTGAATAATGCCTAGTATTGAGAAACAAGAAAAAAGTAAATTAACTGGACTTGTTGACGATTTTCTAATTAAAAGAAAGAAAATTAGTTCTGGAAATGATAGTGATGATAGTACTACATTTCTTACTATTATTGATTTTATCGAACGATTTAAATTACTTCCATATGGTTTATTTCCAGTTCAAAAGTTCATATTGAAATTATATTATAATATTCCATTAGATGATAAGTTACCTGGAGACGAGCGGGATAGAATCTATGTAACTCCGAATTTTAGATCCAATAAACGGGTCTATATGACGGAAGTTAAATACCTCGAATATTTATATAGTCAAGGTCGCTGCAATATAAAAGAGCAGGGTGATATTCGATATGAATTAATTTTAGTATTGGGACGACGAAGTGGGAAAAGTGCACTAGCTTCTTTAATCGCAGCTTATGAACTTTATAAATTATTAGCTCGTGATTGTCCTCAGAAATTCTATGGGATGCCAGTTTCCAGTGAAATTCGAGTATTAGATGTTGCAAATGACAAAGACCAAGCTGAGATTGTTTACCAAGATATTGCTGGATACGTAGAAAGTGTTGATTATTTTAGAACGTCGTTGGCTAATCATACGACACAATTTATGAAATTCAAAACTCCCCATGATAAAAGAAAATTTGGTGACGAAGGGCGCTCAACATTAACAGCTACATTCAAGAGCTCAATTGCTAAAGGTCTTCGTGGTCGTGGTGTTATTTGTTTTATTCTGGATGAATTTGCATTCTTCTTAAATGAAAGCGGTAAGTCTAATGCGCGTGAAGTTTACCGAGCTATTACTCCATCGCTTAAGCAATTTACTCCAAAAGATTCTAAAGACAAACGAAAAGCTATCGCAAAATCTGAAGGTAGAACTGTTGTTATTTCTTCCCCTGATGCAAAAGATGGATTCTTTTATCATCTTTACCAACTTTCTTTGACTAAGGATGTTGCTGCGTCGAATATGCTAATGATTCAGGCTCCGACGTGGGAAGTTAATCCTACATTGAGCCAGCAAGATTATGAAATTGAATATGCTAAAGATCCTCGGGCATTTATTACCGAGTATGGAGCTCAATTTTCTGATCGAGTTCGTGGTTGGATAGAAGATGCGAAGGACTTACAAGATTGCATTATTGATGATTTAAAGCCATTGGTACGTGGTAATCCTCGAGAGCCCTTCTGGGCCGGGTTGGACTTCGGAATTTCGAAGGATGGTACTGCTGTTGCTCTAACTCATTTGTTGAATGGAAGGATTACTCTTGGTTATCATGAAGCTTGGTATGCTGGAAAAAACTGGAAAGAGACTAATCCTCATCTTACTAATCCCTTAGTTCCGTATGCGCGAACTCTTCAAGACGTTAAACGACTCGATATTGATGAGATAGCTAACTGGTTATTTGTCTTATCTAAACGATTTTATATTTTGAAAGGAGTATTTGACCAATGGGCCGGTCCAGTATTTGAACAAAAATTACATAAAACTGGACTTCAGCAATTTGAAATGCGTCATTTCAGTACTGCCGATAGTTCTAAAGTATACCAAAACGCCAAGATGTTCATGTACACCACTCAGTTGGCATTTTATGATTATCCGATTCCTAAGCAAGTTATTCAGGAAGATGGCCTAGTTCTACACTCTCCTTTAATTGCTGAAATGTTAGAACTTCAAGCTACTTCAGCGGGGAAAAATTTAATCTCTGTAGAGGCTCCAAACATTCCAGGAAAGCATGATGATAATTCCGATGCTGTGATGAGAAGTATTTATCTAGCTGCTGAGTATATTTCTGAAAATCCTGGAATTTTGGATATTAGTCATATTGAAGTAATGCCGATGGCTCGCAAAAATTATGGTTATCGGCATTTCCATCGGGCTCGAACCAGGCTCCATGGCCCTCCTCCGCCTGAAAGGCGTGTCTTTAGGCGGGGATAAGCCTGTTATATTGTCATCAATTTAAATGCCCACGAAAGCCGGTATTACTAATACTGCTGCCTATCGAGTTATTAGGGAAGTTATGGATCATGTGTTTGATCCGGATACTGAACTTGAAGAAGATGATGTAATTGGGATCTGTGATATTTTTAGGGATTTGAATGGATCTTGGGAGTCGGTCATGAGTGGGGATATGGATGAATATCAGAAATTGGAGAATGCTATTGAATCTAGATTAAGTCTAAATCAAATGGCCAGACAGCTCGCCTCACAGTCTTTTAAAAGGTAAGGTTTAACAGTGGAGAACCAAGTCGAATCCAACTTTGAAGCTCAGGAGCGGGAGCGGGAAGTTAAGAGGAGAAAGGCTCGGTTGGCTCGAGCTCGGGAGGATCGAATTCGGAATCTGGATTCTTTCTTTGCTATTTATAACCAAATCCAAACTAAAACTGATAAAATCGTTATTTCACTTAAGGAGGTTATGAATTTAACATTATCCTTAAATCAAAAGATGACTTCCGGTAATTATAGGGAAATGAATTTGGTGAGGCGGTTAAAGATGCAATTGATGCTGCAAACTTTTAGTGCAGCCATTAATCAGTTATCTAGAGTAAGTAAGCTTTCTAAAATATTGTCTCCAGCGGTGAAGGAGGAAGCTATTCACCAAATTGAATCTCCTCCTACATTTGAGTAAAAACCATGGCAGCTAAGAAGAACGGGAATGGACGAGTTAGAACCGGTCAAATTCCGGTTCAGCACGTTAATATCCAGAAGGTTCCTTCCAAAAAGCTAACTAAATTAGAAAGGCAAGCCCGGAGAGAAGCTGCTCAATCTATTCGTGTGGCTGCTACCTGTGGTCCAATTGGTGGATCTGGATTAGGAAGCGGGGGTTTTGGTGGTTATGGGAATGCCGATATTGGATTAGCTAATTCCAATTTTTACAGTCCTCAGTTATCAACTGACTTTTTAGAGTTACCTCAATCTGAGCGTGAAAAACGCGAGTTATTTAGATTTTGGTATACAACTCATCCAATCGTTGGGGCATCAATTGATTTTCATACTGATGTCCCGATGTCAAAAATTCGGTTGTCTCTGCCGAAGGGGAAAGATCACAAAAGAAATAAGCAGATCTTGCATTACTATCAAGAAATGTGCAGGCGACTGCGGCTTTTCCAAGTTCTCTACGATGCCACTCATGAATATTGGTTACATGGAAATGTGTTTATTTTCTGTGAAGACCAAGATATGGCACCAGAACTTCCTGATTCTATCTTCGTGAAAGAAGTGGAAGAAGAAATTGGTGAAGTTGATGCATTAGGAAACCCGACGGTTCGTAAAGAAAAGAAACAAGTAGAGAAATCTGAAAAAGAAAGAATGGATGCCATTCACGAATATGTGGCTGATAAATATCAGGGATGGCAGCGTCTTCAAATTTTGCCGCCAGAGCAAGTTAAACTAGAAGTTTTTCAGTATACTAATAAAGTTAATATGGAACTTATCCCGAGCGAAAAAGATCGTTTGGTGGTATTGAGAGCTGAAGATCAAGGGGATCCGGAAGCTAGAAGAATTGCTGATGATATTCCAGAACAAATTAAAGAGAATTTACTTAACGGTCAGCCTATTCCATTAAATACTAGTCCTTACGAAGATTATATTTGTTCTTCGTTTTGTTATCATTTATCGCACAAAAAATCATCTTATGATGATCGTGGAATTTCAATTTTAGAGCGTTGTCT